CCCATATGGAGTCTCCGCTTGGTCCCCGAACACCCTAACCTCTTTAGAAGTTAGTCAACCCATAGTTCTACAACTATGGCGAGAATGACAGTTTAAAGTGTTGCTTAGCACGTGAGTCGGGCTCTACCCCACCCCCAGCAAGTGCGGCGCTTTCCAGCGCACGCGTACGATTCCTGAGTCCTCAAGTCCATAGGACGTGGTGACAGGACGCACTCCTGGTGGAGGGAGATATCCCCCTGGGGATTGGAAGAACAACGAGGTCTTCCGCTCCAGATCTGCAACAGTTGCCCCATACCCCATCACTTTGGTGTGTGGCTGGCGGCGACTGACTGTTCGTTGAAACTTTTGGGCACTTCTCCTCACCGAGGGCGTGTGCAAAAAAGTATTCTCGATAGGAGCTCTAAAGTAGAACTCTGCAGAACGGATTTTTCCGAGCGATGCGCGGTACCCATCTTGTAAAGATAGGAAACGGACAGCATCCTCGGATAACGACATAGAGGTCAAGATGGGGGTAATCCTAGCAGCTATTAGCTCCTGGTTACTCCTCATCAATGATCTGAGCCAATCTCTAGCCGCACCATCAATGAAAGACGTTGATGTGGGTTTCGAGACGGACAGGCCAAGTCCTATTATCAACGAGACAACGTCTTGTTGTGATAGGTACTGCAACCATGCCGTGTGGTGCGTCGTCGATCGATGGGGTCCCAATGGGACATCCACGCCGCCGTACGCAGCCGGGGCTGAAATTGGTAGCCCAAACTTCTCTGCTAGCCTCCACGTATAATAATACGGGGACATGCGCCAGAGGAATTTAGGAAATTGAATCCTTGGGATTCCTGGGTCTCCTTCTATGGCAGCGCTTTGCGATGCCCAAGTTATCTGACCCTTGGAACCCCCCGGAGGAGCTACCAAGACAGAGGTGGAAAAGAACGGGATAGGAAATCCCGCCTGGGATGGTATCTCGGCAATTATGGCTCTAGTGGGGTGCCAAAAGCACTTCGGTAGAGACAACACGCCGCCCATCCGCTCAAGGTGCCTGTTATAAGCAAGCATTCGATTCCGGGGCCAACGAGGCTTTTTAGCGTCGTCGCCCACACCTTCCATCACCACGTCAGACCTCCTGAGGTGTTTATGGTACTTCCAGCCCCGCTCTTTAGCGGAGTAAGGAAACTCCTTTAGCGTTTGTTCTGCTGAAAACAGAGAACATAGCATAAGGGGCGGAAACGATGTGGGATCACCCATCATCTGACCCGTACTAGTAAGCACACCAGTGGTCTGGTTGAGCATCGCAATCCAATCATCAAAGAAATCTTTGATTATGGATGCGTGCCCATACTTCCGGCTCCTAGGATTTATTCCCATCTCTAAGATAGGTACATCATCCAGAAGAGGAGCGCGGGGGTAGCCACGTAACAAGTCTGTGGGCATGAATTCTGTCGGATCTCTATCCGGCAGGATCTTCTTAGTTCCAAATAGTTTATCAAACCATTTGCGATACTTAAGAAGGCGAGGGTCATACTCGCACAATACCTCATAGACTCGTTGAGTGATCCATTGGGCATGGAGATCCGTTGCAGCTGTGCAGTCCTGGGAATACCAATCCCCTAACTCACCGCAAAGGTCCATGAACCGGTCACCACCCAACGACGCGGAAAAACGGGGGTCCATCTTCATTACATGATCGATTACCCTCCGGAGGATCTGTTGGACCATGTTAGCTGCTGTTAAAGAACAGGTAGGATAACGGGTCTTCATTCCCTTCTCGTCGGCCGCAATGGGGAGGATAGGCAAATGCTCGATTTTATCAAGCACATAAGCCACTCCTTCCTGTAGATAGGCCTGAAGAAATTTCGTCGCGCCGGGAAGTGTCTTTTCTAAGACATCCCACGGTTGGCGGAACAGTTGGGCAAAATCTTGCTTCTCAATTCTCTTATGAGTTGAGGGATGCAAAGATTGGCTTAGCCATTCCAGCCAGGCACCGTCGTAGTCAAGGTCATCCTTCGACTTCGGCTGGTCCCAGCAACGAATTCTCTTCAATGCGTAACCCAACAGCACTAAGTGCTGTGTGCCCGTGCTATGACCTCCTGTCATCCTGGGATATCCCAAGGCAGCAGATGAGGAAGGCATGGTAAACAACTCTGGACGAAGGGGAGGCCCCCATCTAAAGATGTAGTTACGCAGGAATCCCTCCCAGCCAGGGTGCTCCGGAGGTGGGGTTGATGTCAATCTTGATATCAAACCTTCCAGACCGGCAGCGTCCTTGGGCGCGGGGGGAAGGGCACGAGCGGAGTATGATACTACCAGCCCATGCCGTTTTTCACTCATCTTGAGAAGGCGAGTTTTAGGCTTCGGACCACCGAAGAACCAAGCCCTATTGGCTTGGCAAGCGTCTTTGACGCGCCTAGCAGCCTCCACTGGATGGTGGATAAGTTGTGCTCTTAAGCGATTTATACCTTGTAACTCACTCGAACAGAGTAAGGAGAAGTGTTTATATCGCTTAAGGCAATCGGAGCGCACCAATTGGTGTGCCACGAGGAGCGCATCCCAAGTAGCCCTCATGAAGTCAAGAATCCTGCGGTTACGCCAGTAACGGCGAACCCCAGGATGTCCATGTCCGTGCTTCCCGCTGAAAGCGGTTACGCCCCGGACGACATCCTCCGCATATAATGCGTAGAATTCATGCTTAGAGAGGTTAGGATCCCTGAGCGGGGGGCCAATTGGCAACACCGCTTTTCCAAATCCATAGACTATTCCCACATCCACTCGGAATTGCGAGCATAAAGCTAGCACTTCTACCGGATATGTGAATAAAGGTCGGAGCCTATCATGTGATGATAGACCCAAATGGGTTTTGTAATACTCCTTTAGAAAGGGCATTTCAAAGCTACCGAACCTCATATCTACTTTTTGCGGTCCCGGCGGGGTATTTTGAACTCCGTCGGTAACCTTAGACAGATCAGCCATCTTTTTAAGAGGGCGTTTCGATCTAATACGCTTGGGTTTACCTTGCGTAGAGGGCTTCTGTTGAGAAGCCAGGACCTTTTTAGGGTCCATGATCTCTTCCAATATTGGACGAG